GGGCGGCCGGCCGAGCTGTGGCCGATGCGGCCGGACATGGTGAAGGTCAAGCCGGGCACGGACCGGCTGATCGGCGCCTATGAGTACGGCCCGGAGGGCAGCGCCACCACGTTCCCAGCGGAAGACGTGCTGCACCTGCGCTACTGGGATCCGGTGAGCTCGTTCTTCGGGACTTCGCCGATCACGCCCCTGGCCGAGTCTATCGCCGTGAACCTCTATGGCCGGGCGTTCACGAAGAAGTTCTTTCAGAACAGCGCGGTGCCTGAGGGCGTGCTGTCGACCCAGGATGAGGACATCCCACAGGCCGAGCTGCGGAAGCTGCGCCGGATGTGGGAGGACCAAACCAAGGGGATCGACAACGCGCACCGGACGGTGATCATGCCGCGGGGCGTGGAGTGGAAAGCGCTGACGATCGCGCCGCCGCTGGCGGGGATGGGCGAGATCGCCACGTGGTCGCTGCAGGAGATCCTCGCCGGGTTCGGGCTGAACCCGATCATCGTCGGGTGGCTCGAGAACGCCACGCTAGCGAACGTCCGCGAGCAGCGCCGGGACTGGTATGAGAACAAGCTCCTTCCGGAACTCGGGCTGATCGACGCGTCGCTGGTGGAGCAGCTGGCGCCCGAGCTTGGGCTCGACAAGGCGTCGGTTCGCATCCGCCGGGTGACGGATGGCATTGCCGTTCTGCGGGAGAACGAGCAGGGGCTATCGCGACGCATGCTGGCCGAGATGGCGGCCGGTGCGAGGAGCCCCAATGAGTACCGCGAGGCCTTGCACGTGGGGCCACCGATCCCTGGCGGCGACATCTACTACGTGCCGGCCAACATGGTGCCGATCACCGAGATTGGCGCGGCTGGCCCCTGGCCGGCCAAGCAATGGACCAAGGCGCTGCACACCGGCGCCGGGCGCGCGCTGCAGGCGAAGAGCGCGGCGGCCTTCCGCCGGCAGGCCCAGGTGGCCGAGCACCGGCTGGTCACGGCCTACTGGCCGGTGGTGCAGGACGAGCTGAAGGCGCTGCTGGCCGATGTAGACCCCTATGCGCTGGAGCCGTTCGACGTCGACAAATGGGCCCGGCGGTTCGGGGCGACCGACGGCCGACTGATGACGCCGCTGGGCGAGGCGATGACCGACGCGGGCCTGGCCTACTACACGGGCGTGATCCATGCGGAGCCATGGAAGGCGCTGGCGAGGGGCCCCATGGAAACGAGGGCGGGGCAAGCCCCACCCCTACAACGACTGACCAAAGCGCCGCCGTCTCCCGCGCCGCCAGAGGCGTGGCCCGACTGTCTGAAGCCGGACCTCCAGGAGCTGCCGGCGCCGACGTCCGTGGTGGAGATAGTGGAGCCCCTAGTGGGCACGCCGGACCCGGCCACTGCCATCGACATTGCGGCCCGACCGAACATGCTCAAGCTCAGCAGGCAGTTAGCTAGTGTCCCGGACGACCTCTTCGACGTGGTGAAGCGCGAGTTGGCGCTTGGGCACGCGGAGGCAGAGAACGCGGAGCAGTTGGCGAGGCGGCTCGAAGAGGCCATTCTGGGCAGCGCGGAGCGCACCGGATGGCGCGCGAAGCGGGTGGCCCGCACCGAGATGCACGGGGCCTGCCAGTCGGGTGAGATGACGGCGATCCGGTTGGCCAAAGACGAGGGCATCGCAACGGGCAAGATCTGGCAGTGTAGCTTCCTGCCCGAGAGCCGGGAGAGCCACATGGCGGCGGACGGACAGAGGCGCGACGTTGAGGAGCCGTTCACGGTTGGCGGGGAGAGCCTGGACCATCCGGGAGACCCGGCCGGGAGCGCCAACAACGTGGTGCACTGCGTGTGCTACATGCACACCGAGCTGGTGGAGTAGGGGGCCTGTGCCGTGGCAGTGACGATGGTGGCGAACATCACGGTCGGGTTCGAGGAGAGCGGCGTCACGCTGGCCCAGATCATGAAGCAGGTCTCGGCCTCCTGCGGCGAGGGGCCGTGCTACGCGCGTGACTCCATCGCCGCCGCCACGACGGATGAGGACGTGTTCCCCGTCAGCCTCACGGATGCGGACTGGGTTGTGATCCTCGCCGACGGCGACCTGAGCTACCGGAACGCGACGAGCGGCGAGACGGTGAAGGGCACGATCAAAGCCAACCAGCCGACGGTGCTGTGCCTGGCGACTGCGATCACGGGCTTCTACCTGACGAATGCGGGCGCCACGGCCGTTAACTACTCGATCCTGTTCGCGGCGGCGTAGGGGTGGGGATGGGGATGGACGGAGTGGACCGGCAGAAGCTTGAGTTCAAGGACGCCCTTGGCATAGAGTCGACCGACTCCGACGAGGGCATCATCACTGGGTACGCGGCGCGCTACGGCAACATCGACCGGGACGGCGATATGTTCGAGCCAGGCGCGTTCGCGGACAGCCTCGACACCTACATGAAGAGCGGTCCGATCCTGTGGATGCATGACCGCTACTCGGCCCCCATCGGCCGAACCACGCATATCGAGGACCGGCCAGACGGCGTGTTCGTCATTGGCAAGCTGGCCCCCATGGGCACGAGCGAGCAGGTAGACCTGGCGCGGAAGCTGCTCAAGGCCGACGTGCTCCGCGGGCTCAGCGTTGGGTTCCTGACCGAGGCATACGAGCCTATGGATGCCCGGGACCCATACGGTCCTCGGCGCATCAAACGCGCGCACCTGGCGGAGTGGTCGCCAGTATCAGTGGCGTCCAATCCGTTGGCCGTCGTGACCGCGTACAAGAGCTTGTCGCCTCGGCTCCGCGCAGAGGCCGAGACGTCGCCGCAGCCCAAGCACCAGGCGGCACCATTCGCCGACCTGCCGATCCACGATGACGAGGCGCCGTGGTCGTGGTCGACCAAGGCCGCGAACGAGATCCTCGGCGAGGACGACTGGGACCGGTATGCCAAGGCGCATATCTGGCACGACCCGGCGCAGCGCAATGCGAAGTGCGGCTATCGGCTGCCATTCGGCATAATGGTCAACGGCGAGCTCCATGCCTCGGTCCATGGCGTGAAGGCGGCGATGGCATCGCTGCTCGGCGCCCGTGGCGGGGCGCAGATCCCCGATGACGACCGCAAGAGTGCGTACGAACACCTGGCGCGCTATTACGCGAAGGCTGGGCTGACCCCACCCGAGTTCCACCTGTCTGGCGAGAACTTCTCGTGGGGCTGGTTCCACCACGACGAGCAGAAGGCATTCGAACAAGCCGACTTCGCCAGCACCATCCATCGGCTGCACGGCACGATCACCGAGGCCAGGCAGTTCGCGGCATCGCGTCGGAGCTCCGGCTGGGACCCACTAGCCGGCAGCGAGGACGTGGCGCAGCGAGCTCTGGCGGCGCTCGAGGACCTACTCGGGCGCAAGGCCCAGGGCCTGGACACGGGGGCTCTACTCCGGTCAGTTGGCTTCGACTCGGTGCAGCACATCCAGAACGCGGCCAAGTTCGTGGAGGCCGTACGAGTCGAAGGGAGTGCATAACCATGGCAGAGCCAGTTGCCCCCGTGGAGATCCTGGACGCCATCGGCGTCGCACATGATGCCGACCAGAACACCTTCCTGGCTGGGCTGGTGGCCTTCCGGAAGCGGTACGACGAGGCCCAGAAGTGCCTCGACGAGGCCAAGGGCCAGAACATGACCGAGGCCGAGAAGCTGCGCAAGGACATGCTCGCTGAGTTCGCCGGTCCGATGCAGCGCCTGGATGAGTACCTGAAGGGCGTGCCGCGGGAGCGGCGGATCGCGGCGCTGGATGCGCTGAACGTCGACGAGGACACCGGGCCAGTCAACAAGAGCGTCGTGGCCGAGGACTTCCGCCAGCTCATGGCCGAACAGACCGTCGACGACGCGACCGCGGCGCTGCAGAAGGCCCACGACAACGTGTTCCTGTTGAGCCAGCTCTGCAAGCGGCCTCCACGGTCCCTGAAGGCCTGGGCTCCGTATGAGCGACTGCTCGCGCGGAACCCGATCACCAAGGCCATGTACTCGACCGGGACAGGCGTCGGCGACGAGTTTGTGCCGACGGACCTCGGGCCGAACGTCATCCGCATCATGACGACCGAGGCCGTGGTCGCGCCGCTGTTCGGCGACGTGATCGACGTGCCGACGAACCCGTGGACGCTGCCGGCGATCATCAGCCGGATGACCATCTACTCGCCGACAGAGGCGTCGGGCGATACCTCCGCAGCGATCCCGGCCAGCAACGTCGGGACGGCCCAGCGTTCGGTGACCTGCGATCAGTTCGCGGGTCGCGTGGTCGTCAGTGGCGAGCTCGAAGAGGACAGCATCACGCCGGTGCTGCCGCTGTTCCAGCAGGAGGCCGGCATCGCGCTGGCCGAGACCATTGACGACGCGATCCTGAACGGCGACGACTCAGCCACGCACCAGGACAGCGATACGACCAACCCACTAGACGCGCGCAAGCGATGGGATGGCGTTCGTCGGCTTGCCCTGGCGAACGCGGCCACGAAGCAGGACCTGTCGACGTTCAATGCCGCGAACCTGCTGGCGATGAAGACCGGGATTGGCATCTACGGCACGAACCCGGCCGCGAACATCGCCTGGGTCGTCGGACCCAAGGGCGAGAACAAGATGCTCGGCCTGAGTGAGTGCCTGACGATGGAGAAGTATGGCGCGGCCGCGACCATCTACACCGGTGAAATCGGCCGCCTGTATGGCGCTCCGGTCGTGACGAGCGGGAAGGTCCGCGAGGACCTGAACGCCTCTGGCGTCTATGACGGGACGACCACGACTAAGAGCGTCGTGCACCTGGTCAGCCGGCGAACTCGGCGGCTCTGCCGCCGGCGTGGCGTGACCATTCTGGTGCTCCGCAACGAGGAGACCGATCAATGGTCGGTCATCGTCCGGACGCGCATGGGGCTCCTCGACGAGTACCCGACGGCGCTCAAGGACGCCATCGGCTACAACTTCTAGGCCCACAGCCCACGCATCCCGGAGGTGAAACAGAATGGCAACTGTTGGGGAGAGCAAGTATGCGGTGTTCGATGCATTCGACTGGGCTGCCGACGAGGACGGGAAGCCGCAGAGCGTGATGATCCTCCAGGCCGGCCAGATCATCGAGATCACCAAGGCGATAATGTCGGCCGAGGCCAACGTTGCGGCGGCGGACACGAACTACAACACGTACTATCTCCAGAACGACCATGAGACGGCCAACAACAATGTGATCGCGAGCCTGGCCAACGGGCCAGCGGCGACAGGCTCGGCCGTCACCAAGAGTGGCACGGCGATGAGCACTCCGGTAGAGGCGCATCGGGTCGTCGGCAGCGAGACGGCGAGCAAACGGCTCATCTTCGTCTCCGCCAAGACTGGCACCGGACTCGCGATCGCAAGGTTGCGGGTCCATGTCTGGTACAAGGTTCTTGCCTGGACGGAAGCCGCCTAACCCGGGCCGCTCCCAGCCGGAGGGGGCGGCTCTCGGGCTTCCCCCTCCACCCTGAATGGAGATCACCATGGCGATCCGAATGCACGGCACGGCGTTCCACGGTGAGGACCGGCTAGTGCTCAGCGGCCAGGGCAAGGTCTTTGAGCTCGACGTGGATACGGAGGCCCGGCTGCTGCGGGATTACCCCGAGCGGTTCGAGGCCGTGATCGAGGAGGCCCGCTCGGAGTCCCACGGAGAGCCGCAGCGCACTAAGCGCCTGAAGCACGCCGAGGACAAGCAGATGCACGGTGCAGAGGACAAGTGAGAGCATGGCCGACTACACCAGCATCCGGGATCTCGAGCTCGCCAAGCGCCGCAGCCTGACGGCCGCGGAGAACGCTCTGGCACTGGACGCCATCGCCATGGCGACGGAGCTGGTGGACTTGGTCACTGGCCGCACATTCACCCCGACCAACGGCGTGAAGCTGTTCGACGGCAGCGGGACGCAGAACCTGTTCATCCCGGATCTGATCACGTTGGCGGAGGTACAGATCGACGGCGTGGTCGAGGAGAACGTAGTGGCCTATGAGCTCAATGAGACGCCCAAGTACTGCCTCCGGCGCCAAGGTGGGAGCACCTGGTATGGCGCCGGGGACAACTGGCATCAATATGGCGACGTGTGGCCGGTCGGCCAGGCCAACATCTCAGTCAGCGGCCGGTGGGGCTACGCCGAGGATGTGCCGGCCGGTGTAATACGGGCGGCCACGCTGATCGCGATGGACATCATCTGGCCGACCGGCGGGGATGATGCTGGCGCGCCAGGCGTGACGAGCGAGAAGTGGCCCGATTACGCAGTGACCTATTCGAGCCGCGTGCAGAGCTGGGGCGACCTGGCGGAGGTAAGCCCGGGGGCAGCACGAGCGCTGCGGCGCTATATGCGCATGGAGCTGAACGTCATATGAGCCTGCGCGGAGCAACTCATTGGGTCACGATCAGCGAGATGACGACGGCGTGGTCAGATGTGGCTACGGAGGTCGAGGCGCGCATCTGGCCGCTGGG